AAACGATGAAGCTAACCAAACAGTTGAGTTAGTAACTAATGCACCCATACCTGTAGGTGGTACGCTTGAATTATTGTCTGGTAACAAAGTGGTTATGGAAACAACTGACACACTTTCGTTAACAGCTTCAGGTGCTGCAGATATAGCTTTATCAATTATGGAGATAACCTAGAATGTCATACATTGGTACACCCATAGATACAACCAATCAGTTTCAATCTTTACAAGGTAAAAGGTTTAGTGGTAATGCTAGTACAACAGCATTTACACTAGACGTTGCACCTGGTTCTACATTAGACATAGAAGTCTATGTAGAAAATGTTAGACAGGATCCAAACTCTGCATATAGTTTATCAGGCACTACATTAACATTTGCAGCTGCACCTCCTAGTGGTACAAATAATATTTATGTAATACATCAAGCAAAAGCAGTAGGAACAATTACTGCTGGTGCAGGAACTGTCAATGCAGATTCTTTTGATAACACAGTTATATCTGGACACACAGCTTTAGCTGCAACCCCTGCAGATACAGATGAATTTTTAGTATCAGATGCAGGTACAATAAAAAGAGTTGATTACTCTTTAATTAAAGGTGGTATTACTATGGCTAATAATTGGAGATTAACTGCTGATTTTACAGGAGATGCAGGACCTATAGCATCTAATTTAGAAATAGTTGATACTGCCGGTCAGGGTACCATTGGTAGTGCTATGACAGTAAGTTCGGGTGTTTTTACTTTTCCCTCAACTGGAATATATCTTGTTCGATTTAATTTTATGCTTTATGGAAGTGTAAATGCTGACACAGATGCTCGTTTTAGTATTTATGTAACGACAAACAATAGTAGTTACACTCAAATAGCTAGAGGTTTTGAAGAAGTAGCTCACGAAGCTAACACAACAGGAATGGTCGAAAGTTTGATAGATGTTACTGACACTTCAAATGTAAAAGTAAGATTTGATGTATCAAGTAATATTAACCTAGTTAGAGGTAGTTCATCACAAAATCAGACAAGCATGATGTTTATTAGATTAGGAGATACATAAAATGGACAGTAATAATAGACCAAACCATATAGAAGATTATTTAGCGAGATTACATAGTGGACAGTGGTTTGGATGGAGTGATTCAAAAAATAAAGTCTATGCAAACTTAATTATCTTAGATGGTTCAAAATCAAAACCATCCGAGTCAGATTGTACTTCTGGACTAGCAGCTTTACAAACAGCACATGATAATGCAAAAACAAAACAAACTACAGATGAAACATCAGCTAAAACCAAACTTAAAAATCTTGGTTTAACTGATGACGAAATAAAAGCACTGACAGGAAAGTAAATGGCATTTGGAGAAGTTGGAACATCACTATCCAAGATAAAAGCCAATAGCTTAAATCTTGCAGGTACATTTGGATTTAGTGGCACATTATCAGGACTATCTGATGAAACACCTTTAGTATTAATTAGCACATTTACTTCTGACGGCTCTGATGATACTGCAAGTTTTACTAGCAACATAGATTCTACCTATAAAGAATATTTATTTATATTTAATAATATTCATGCTCAAACAGATGACGTGAGCTTTCAGTTTAATTTTAGTGCAGACTCTGGTTCTAATTACAACGTAACTAAAACAACTACATTTTTTGAAGCAGCGCATTTAGAGAATGGTAGTGACTACGGCTTTGGGTATGCATCGGGTAGAGATTTAGCACAAAGCACGGATTTTCAAATGGTTATGGGAGGCGGTGCTGATTTAGGAGCAGACAACGACCAATCAGTTTCGGGTATGTTAAAGTTATATGACCCTAGTTCTACAACTTTTGTAAAACATTTTATGGGTAGTTCTAGTTTTAGTGAATCTAGAGATTGGGCGTGGAGTTCTCATTTTGCAGGTTATTGTAATACTACATCAGCAATAAACGCAGTGCAGTTTAAAATGTCCTCTGGTCAAATACAAGGCGGAACAATAGATTTATTTGGAGTAGTATAGTGGCACTTAGTAAATTAACAGCAGACTCTTTTGACTTAACAGATAATTATGCTTTTACTGGAACTGTAACACCTGGTGGAAGTACACAAAAATTATTTTTAATTAAAAATTTAGATGCTAGTGGCAATACAACAAGAACCTTTATTGATGGTTCAAGCAGTGTTGATTTAGACAATACCTATAAAACATATTTGTTTAGATTTATAAATGTGCATCCTGTAGATGACCAAGTAAAGTTCGAATTTCAAGGAAGCACACAAGGTGCATCATCTAGTGATGGTGATTATGCCACTGCTATTACATCAACATTTTTTCATGCTTATCATACTGAAGATGGTAGTTCTGCTGCATTAGGTTATGAAACAGCAGGAGACTTAGGACAAGGAACGGGATTTCAAAGTTTAGGGCAACAAGTTGGTAATGCAAATGATGAATGTATTAGTGGTGAATTATTTTTATTTAATCCATCATCGACTACTTTTGTAAAACACTTTTTAGCAAATACTAATAGAGCATCGGGAAATGCTTTTTCTGTTAGGAGTTATATATCAGGATATTTTAATACAACATCAGCAATAAATGCTATTAGATTTAGATTTAGTAGTGGCAATATAGATTCAGGGAGGATAGCATTATATGGCATTAAGTAAGATACAACCTGCGTCAATGGACCTAACAGATAATTATGCTTTTACAGGAACAAATTCTGTAAGTGGTGCAGGGGATATAGAAGAAACAAAGTTAGCTACACTAACAGCGTCTAGTAGTAGCACATTAAGTTTTACGAGTAGCATAGATAACACTTATAATATTTATAAGTTTAGATTTATTAATATACATCCTGCAACTAATAATGTTTATTTTCAATTTCAATGCTCAACTGATTCAGGCAGTAATTATAACACAACAGTTACATCTACTTGGAATGCTGCATTTCATAATGAAAACGATGGTAGTGCAGGAGCAGAATATGGTACGGGTAATGACCAAGCACAGGGAACAAGTTTTCAATATTTATCACAAACAACGGGAAACGAAAATGATGAAAGTTGTGCAGGAGAATTATTTTTATTTGACCCAAGTAGCACTACTTTTGTTAAACATTTTATGGCAAGATTAGATAATTATATTTCTAATGATGTTCAAATGGATTCTTTTATTGCAGGTTATTTTAACACTACAAGTGCCATAGACGCAATACAGTTTAAAATGTCTAGTGGAAACATAGACTCAGGAACCATAGAAATGTATGGAATTAACTAGAAAACTTGATATAAAGGAGAGATCATGCCAAGATATCACAATATAAATGGAGTAAAAGTCCAATTTACAGCGGAAGAAGAGACCGCCAGGGACGCAGAAGAGAAAGCATGGGCTGATGCAGCTCCTGCTAGAGCCTTGGCTGAATTAAGAAATAAAAGAAACAGATTATTAGCAGAGACAGATTATCTAGCTTTATCAGATAATACTCTTAGTGATGATATGAAAACATATCGACAGAATCTAAGAGACTTACCTGCGGGAAAAGATACAGTAGAAA